GACTTCGATTTCGTTTTGTACCATGTGTACTGGTCCGATTATTTGTTCGATTTCTTGGATGTATTCGTATGTCTGTTCGTGTTCCCAACCAGTATTAGCGAAAACCGGCGTAAACGGTACTTCGTGTTCTTTGAGGTGTAAACATACCGCCGTCGAATCTTTCCCGCCGGAATAACCGACGAAACAGTCGATACCGTATTTTTGTATTTCTTCTTTTAGTGCCATGTTTTCTCCTATAAAAAACCGTAAAACTCAGCTATATAACCGGGCGCGAAATAGCGCGGTCGTTTCTTGTCTCCGCATGAGTTCACATGTCCACAAAACAAGCTCGTCGCGGTCGTTGGATTGAGATAAAAATACGTAGCATCTTTTCGAAGACATGCCGGACACGTCCACCGCTCCGCACGATTGCCAATAACAGTGGCTCCAAGTTTCGCGGCTAGGGATAAACGCGCGTTGTAGTCGTACTTGAGTAAATCGTACATGTATCTTCGATGGTCTGAAAATGTAACTTGACGTTTACCGTCTATGTTTTCGATGTGGCTTCGACGTATTGCGAGTCGGTTTTCGTGCTCTTGTCTTCGCTTCTCTTGTTCGATGCGCTCTCGTTCTTTGTATTCGTCTCCCTTCGCCGTCCAGTCGATATAGTCGCCGTCGATTTTGTCGGCTCTAAACTGATCTGTATATGGTGAGGTGTAAAAAGCGCGCGATGGGTCACACGTCGATTTATCCGATAGACCTTCGCACCACGTCAAGTGGAGCCATTCGACCGCGGCCCGATAAATCGGTTTCCACGTCTTTTCATCTGCTGGTATTGGGTTTTTCAGTGGAAAGATTATTCGAAACTTGTGGTGTTCGTCTGTGTGGCTGTATGAAGTGTGCATTATTGCGCGTGTCTGGTTGTGTTGTAGGTCGCGCAAAATGTAATCGTATGTCCAGTCGACGTGGATCGTTTCGCCGTCTTCGGTTGTGTACGTCTCTTTGTAGGACGGTCCGTTTTTCTGATCGACATCCAGTACCATAAAATACATATATTGCGCGTTGTCTGCTTTACGGTGTTTCGGATAGAATATGGACGGCGACCACGCGACCATTTTGTCTTTATTGACTTTCTTTCTCTTCTTTGATATAAAGTCGAAGAGCTGGTCGAATGTAACGTCGTATTCGTGTATGTTCTCTGGTTCTTTGACATTTGGATAAATGCTAACTTTGTATTTTCTCATTTGTTTGTTTCCTGTTTGTGTTGGGCGGTCTCGTGTGGTGTGAGACCGCCCATTTTATTTAGTGCATAGTGGATATGTTTACATTTTGTGAGGATATGAAACCCTTTACAATTGCACGTCGCGAACGATATGTCGTCGCCTTGTGTAATGATTGTTCGATACGGTCCGATGTCGAATAAATCGAAAGTCATGGTTTTATTTTCGATGTACTCGACTTTGCGTTCGTGGACGAAACGATAATCGCGTAACATCTGTTCGACGATAGTATCGCCCGCTTGTATTTTAAATCTGTCCATCGGTACTCCAATGTATTTCGATTCGTGGTGTTTCGTCGCTGGCCGCGTACACTTTTTCGGCGCTAAAATGTGAGATTATACCGTCGTCAAAATCAAAAAGGTCGAATACTGATTTACACAAGTTGTCCAGGTCTGGTCGTTTGTCATGCGGTTGTCTTGGTCCCTTCTTCAGTCGTTGTGGACGTTTGAAGACGAAACATATATGTATGGAGCCGTTCGGCGGTTGCAACGGTGGTAACAACGATTTCGCGGTCTTCTTCCATTGCGTATACGACTTCGGATAGTACGCGCGATTTCGTGCGACTCGTGGACGTGGTGTGGCTTTCGGTTCGATGTCTAGTGTAATCATTTCTTCGACCGCTCTTGTCTGATTGCTTCATCCATCGCGAGCGCGTCGACGAGCTGGAACACGAGCTCGCGATACTGTTTCGACTTGCCGGTGTTCAATCTTTGCGCGATAGCTAAGACCGCGTTGTATTCCGGTTTATGTCGTCCATGTATCCAATTAGAGAACGTCGCTTTCGGTATGCCAATGTCGGCGGCGAGTTGCGAACGATACTTATATTTCGATTGTGGTAAAAGTCCTTCGATTACGGACCCGAAAATACTACGCGCCATGGTTGCTCCTTTTGAGTTTGTCGATTGATTGCATTTGTCGAACGTCTTCTCGACTAAGTCTGTCCAACGTATACAGGTATGAAAAGAGAAAATCGCGGCGTATTTCGTGGCGGTCCTTTTCGTTTTCGTCGAAGTCTTCGAACGTCTTTCGAAGCTCCACGATTTTTCGTTCGATTTCCACTTCTTCTGGACTGATCGAAATCGCTTCGACCAGTCCTTTAATGATTTCGTTTTGATACGCAACGATACAAGAAAGTTCGGATAGTGCCAAGTGTATTTCGCGGTCTCCGGGGCTTCGTTTCATTACGAAATCTAAGTCTTCGACGTTTCTATCTAAGTATTCCATGTGTTCGCTTATATCGCGTAACTTGTCTTCGATTATGCTTCTATTCATTGTCTTTGGTCTCTTGTTTTGGGTTGTGTAGTTCGGCGGTTGTAACTTCTTCGATAATGTCGTGTTCATAAATCAAGATGTCCAATAACGCTGGGTCGTCTCGTCGATATGCTGTTGTACTTCCGTTTGGATACTGAATAATTACGATTTCGATTATTTCGTATTTCATGGTTCTATTCTCCTTGTGTATTGTTTACTTGTGTAAATGTTTTGTCTGTGTATGTGAGTCTTTTGGTATCTGCTGTTATTTTTCCATCGTCGATTAGCTCCACTCGTCGAACGATAAAAACTGGTCTTTTCCAGGAACCTTCGTTTATTGCTCGTTTGTAGAGCTGGTCGTATTGCTCTTCGCTTATTACGATTTCGACTGGTGAATCGTCTTTTAGACATATACATAATTTTTTCATGGTCTTATTTTCCTCTTTACTGATTGAATTGTGCGTTGTATACGGTTTGAAGGTCTGCCAGTGATTGTGGCGAATGTCCCAAGATAAGATTATGTACGCCGCTATCTTTGGAGACCATAAAGGCGACCATGTCTTCGATTGACATGTCTTTGGTAATCGCGAAATCTCGGTACATGTTCCACTCGACTTGGGATAGTTCGTCGTAAAGTGGTGTAATCATGTAATCGGCCATTGTTTGTGCATACATACTATCGAATGGGTACTCGTCGCCGTACTTGTTAAATGTGTTCATGGTTTATTCTCCTGTTTTGGTATATGGTGTTCGTGTCAGTTTTTCTGATGAAAGAAATTGTTTCGCTTGTTCTCGTTCGATTGCGTATTTCATGGCGTCGACTACACACGAAAACCGCTTTTCGATTCGTTGGTCTTTGTAGTGGAGATATACGACCATCCCTCGTCCGAATGTATAGTAGTCTGTCAGCTTTTGAAATTGAACATAAGTATCGATATAATCCATGGTTTATTCTCCTTTTGTGATTGATTGATAGATTACGAAGCTCGCAACGATATTTGAAAAAATCATTGTAGCGTAAAGGCTTGGTTTTACGATATAAATAGATACGAAGATAATCGCGTCCATGTCGTCTCCTGTTGTGTGGTGGTGTGGTGTTTGTGTGTATTGAATGTCAATACTCTATAAACATAGCCGGTCTATTTTCGTATTGCAACACAAAACATTATTTTTTCAAAAAACAGGGAATACACCACATGAGAAAACAAATAAATCCAAAAGTTCTGGTAACTGAATGGACGCCGAAAAAGACAAAAGAAACCGAAGAGACCACCGAATCGAAGCCGAAAGAACATAAAATCGTAATGAATAACGGCTGGTCCATGTTCTATGCTAAGCATCGCCCGAAAGACATGTTGATTAAAGATTTCGCCATGGAAACCGGTATACATCCGTATACGTTGTCGCGATGGGATAAAGGGGTGGGTTCTCCTAACTTTCGCCTGTTCTTCTTCTTTTTGGAGTATGTCGCCGATAAAGATAACAAACCAATCGAAGAGGTATTCAGCGAGTTATACCAGTATGTACTCGACTATGGAACGGAGTTTAAAAAATGAAATACGCGGTAATCGACATCGAAACGACCGGATTAAATCCAAACCAACACGAAATAATCGAAATCGCGATTATTACCGAAAACGAATCGTACCACGCCAAGGTTATTCCAATGAACATCGAATACGCTTCGCCAAAAGCATTGGAGATCAACGGATATAACGAAAAAGACTGGTTCGGCGCGGTCCCAGCTCAAGACGTGGCGATACGGTCCGCGAAGATGCTAGACGGTAAAACGATAATCGGCCACAATCCCTCGTTCGATATGTCTTTCCTTCGTGAGCTGTGGGACCTGTATAACTGTAACCCATACGTCGACCGCCGATATATCGATACGGTGGTCCTCGCGCGTGAACATTTACCGTATTGTCGTTCGTACGCTTTGGACCATATACGGTCGTATCTTGGATGGTCTATGGTTGCCAATCATACCGCATACATCGACGCGCAAGATACCGAACGTCTGTTCCACTTGCTCTGGCGGTGTGCGTTGTGGAAACGTTGGTATTTCGCGATTCGCGCGCGTTTTGCGGCTTGGCTTGGTCGTCGACTGGCTTAAATCTTATTGTCGATAATCAGTTGTAAAGCGATAATAATCAATAAAATCATAACGACCATGTCGGATAGTTCATAAATCATGGTAGACGATACTTGTTTTTGTCTTTCGTCGCCTTTTTTGCTTGTAAATATAATGTCTGGTCTGCTGTTCTGGTCGTTTTGCCACCGGTCAAGAATGAATAAACGCGAGCTCGCGCCCATTGTGCCGCCGTCGTTCCGGGTCTGTGTCCGACTGCCCAGGCGGCTAACCCTTTATCGTACACTTGGCGTATTATCGACTTGGGTACACCGGTAACACTGGCGACCGCCGTAACAAATCGTTCGTCCTGTGGTCCCTTTAATGTCGTCGCCTTCTCTAGTATCGCTTTTCGAACGTTGCTGGCTTTAATGGTGTATTGGCTCGGTTTCGTCTTCGCGACTTTATCGCCCGGTAACGGTTTGTATTTGTCCGCGCCTTTTACCTCGCCTTTCGAACGTTTCCGAATCTCGGCGGCTCGTTTCGCGGCGGTGGACTTCTTTAGACCGGCGGTATACTTCGACGGTACTTTTCGAATCTTCGCCATTATGATTGGCCCTCTTTTATCTTCTCTTTTATGCGTAACTCGACTATCTGTTCTTTCATTGGTTCCAAGATTGCGAATAGTTTACGCTGTCCACGTTCCAAAGAATCGATACGACTTGAAAATGTTTCGACCAGTTGTGTTCGGTCCTTGTTTAAATCTTCGATAACCTTGTCGAATCTTTTTCGTATCTCTTGTTCTTCTGCTTTGGCTTCGGCGCGAAGCTCGCGCGCTTCTGTCCGGCTCTGTTCTCTCGTCTCCTTCAAGTCTTTATTTGTGGAGACGTACGAATAAATCATCCATCCAAGAAACGGACTATTTGTGGCGAGATTAATCCAGACGTCGTGGTATGTACTTGGGTCCATGTTGTCTCCTATCGTGCAACGAGTGTGTAGGTAAATGTGTCGCCGTAGGTCTGTGCGCTTTTATAGCATAGTTCCATAAATATGTCGAAATCGTGTATGTTACTGAAAACCTGACAACCCGCCGAAAATTTGGAAACGTACTTTGTACCATTGGGATTCGTCGAAGCTCTATGGATGTTAATAAAGAAGATTCCTTCGTATATTTTGGTATATGTATCAAAATCTAATATAGAATCGTGGTCATTATCGCGCCATATTTTCACCTTTTTATGTTGTCGAAGCGCGGTGTATCGTGTCCGTCCATGTGGTCCTATCTTGTACGCTCCTTTGCATTGTTGCGGGTGTACCAAGATAGCGACACCGTCTTGTCGATAATCTTCTTTTTCAAGATAGTATCGGCCGGGGTCCGTTGTTATGTCTGCTGTCCACTGTTGCCATATACCTTCCTTCTTGAACACAATATATATTTTGTCGTCGAAGAGACCGGCGCGGCGTTCCGATAGATTGCGAACGCCGATTATATTTAGATTGTAATCGCCGTTTCGAAATACTGTAAAACCATGGCTTTCGACATACTCCAATATTTCTGGTTCTGAGTTTGGGAAGACTTCGTATAACATGTGGTGCCTCAATGATGATAAATGATGATAAATGATGATAAATGATGATAAAAGTTATGTCGCGCGGTCGACATGTAGTGGCGTATCTTCGAACATGAGCACGAAAACCCACTCGGTAACGTCCCACATTTTTGAAACGACCGTACATTTTTGTCTATCCATGTATAGCGACGAGCTGGTTAACTCGACTACGTCGCCAAGTTGTAAAAATCCGTATTCCAAAGAAGCAATAAACCGAACGAATCTTCGTGGAAACGAGTTTCGTCTTATGAAATCTCCACAAAATCGCGCGGCGGTCCTCGTTTCGTAAATAAACATTGCTTCGAAAGTCTGTTGTGAAACACCGTAACGGTTTTTCGATGTCTGCGAATAAAGATTACGTTTCGAATAATCATCGTCGACGCCGTCCGGTCCCATATACAACGAATGGAAAAACGAATCTTCGATACCGTTCCAAGCGTAGTGGAGTCGAACCGCGTTGTAAATCTCACTTGTATTCGTTGTCGTTTCAAGTGCTCCAATTTGTATCCAGTCCCCTTGGCCGCTTATGACATGCGCGACCGGTTGTACATTTTGAAGTGCGATATATTGGTACAAAATAGGTCGAAGACCTTTCGGACCGGCTTTTATCTGTATAGGCAAGTACGGTAATATGTGTTCGTTCAATAATGACGCGGTCGTGATTCCATCGTTTACGAATCCGGCGAATTTGTACTCGTTCAGTATCGGCGAAATGTTCGCGAACGCGGCGTCGTCCATCTCGACTCCTGTTCGACTCAATAAATACCGGACCACATCACCGCCGCCGGTTAATACTCCTTCGCCGTATGGGTTCGCGATTCCTCCACCGTCGGTCCATGCTAACCAGTATTCGCTAGGGTGTTCGGCGTTGTTCGCGAGACTGGTTTGTCCAGTGTAAAGAAGATGCGACGACGTTACATCGATATAACCGTATCTTTGTCCATCCTCATCGACTGCCGGTTCGATGGTCTTGGTTAGTGGAGTTGTTACACCGTCCCATATCTGTACGGTTTCGCCTATGGTAGCATGTCCCGCGACGATAAAATATACGTCGTGTGGTGGGCTTCCAACGTCGTACGCTTTGTTATTGTATGCTGGTGTCGAAAAGAGTTGTTCAATCGTTCCCGCTTTTCTTGTTACGCCCGGTTCGCCAAGAATAAATGGGTACATTTTACCGATTGCGGCGTCGTCTGCGTTCGGGTGCTTGTTCTCGTTTATTTCACTGTTCGAAGAAAGTAACGGTACTTCGATGTCGTACTCTTTCTCTTCCAACGAAAACGCGACGAACGATACTGGCTCTTCCGGGTCTCCGATTATTGGCTCTTGTATGATTCCAGATAAAACACGAACCGAGCTGGTCGAATATACTTGGTCGTCTTTTACGAGGATGTACGATAATGTCGCTCTTTGTCCTTCCAATGTTCGACCGCGTCTGTATTCTTGGACCATGTCGAATCCATCAAAATGTAGACTAATCGACGCGCTGTTCGATTGTGGGTCGATTCCCATGTCGTCGACTTGCTCTTCGAACGTAATCTCGGATAGACTGCCACCGTATTCGAATCCATCGAACACCACTGGTCGTGTACTAAATCGGTGGTATTGTCCGAACCAGTTTATTTCGATAAGAAAGACGAGTTCGGCGTTTTCGTAATCTGTCTGTGTGTACTGCATGGTCGAACCAATGATAATGATGATGATAAATGATGATAAATGATGATAAATTTATATGATTTCGCGAATGTTCATGGTCGAAACTCTGAATACTTCCGAATCGTTTTCGTTCCCGATTACGTGTTCGATACTGATTTCACCTTGGATAGTTCCATAAAATAACTCGTTTCGCGAGTTTCCTATATAATCCTGTTTTATCCCTACCGGTATCGATGGAATGTAAACAAGTGGTCTCGACTCGCCATCCATTTTACGAAGTAGATTTAACATCGTATATGGAGTATCCGCCGGCGCGCTGATCGGTAATGCTCCACCGGCTGTGGTCGCCGCGTAATAATCTGCGCTCGTTGCTTCGAAGAGTTCCGAAACGTCGACACCTTGGGACCACGCGATACGAATGTTTCTGTATCCGTCGTGTACTTTTCTGGTCCGTATAACTCCATCTTGTGTCTCGCTTGATTCGATGCCGGGCGTATGTGTAATCGTTCGACCGTTGCTGTATTGCTGTGGAGCGATAAAAGGACCGGCCATAAATGCTCCTATCTGAAAATAACCGTCGGCGGTGTCTTGTGCGTCGATTGTGATTCGAAGGGCCGCGCCCGGTGTCGCGCCGGCAAGATGTCGAAGATATACGACCTGATTGGGAATAAGATAACCAGTCGTAATCGTGGTCGGGTCTGAGTTGTCGAAATCTTCCAAGAATAGAACCGCGCGTATCGTCGTTGTGGAGTTGTTCAGGTATCCCGCTGTATTTCCTTTAATCTTTCGAACAATACCACCGCCGAAATCGAAAGAGTATCCTTTACATTCGTCCAGCTCCACATAACCGCCGGTCGCGCTTGCGTTTGTGGACCGTATGACGTTCCCGACTCTCTCCCACGTCGTACCGCCGATTTTATTATTTACAGTGTCCAGATTTACCCAAGATGTCGTAGACTGGTCGTATACATCTATATCGAACGAACGAAAGTTTATGTTGCCCAGGTATACGCCGATTGAATCCGAACCAATGTTTCCATTCGCGCTGGCTTGTAATGTTGTATCCCAATAGAGCGCGATTTTCTGTTCGGTCTCGTTTGCTGATCTGTACACTTGTCTTGGTGTTGGTGAGCTCGTATGGAATATGCGTCGAATCGGATATAACGAATCCGGTTCGATGTCGTAATACTCTCCAAGATACGCCGGACCATCGAACGTGGATATTTTTATACCATCCGTTAAATAAACAAATTGTCCTTTCGGGGGGTATTGTCTCGCGTTCAGGTCTTCGGGGTTTGTTTGTCCGTCTAGCTGTGCGCCGGTCCGGTCGCCGTACGCGAAGTGCATTTCGTACCACTCTGTCTCGGTGTCTTGTGTGGCTCCACTGGTTGTGGTTATGTGTCCGAATCGTACGTACTGGTTCGGGTATCCACCGCTTGTGGTTACGGTTGCGCTCGCTATATTTACCCAACGTTTTACGCGTGGTCTATCGGCGTTTTGATTTACCCATACATTTAATTTATTGTTCGCAATACTCGCCAAGATTTCGAAAGTCGTTGTCGTATCCATCGTGTAATTACTGATCGACGAACTGCCTAAATCATCTTCGACGTATATCGCGTCTGTATTTATCCAGATATTAACCGAGTTGTCGTTCGTGGTTATGTTTATTCCACGACCGCTGGTGTTCGAACCTTCTTGTACCGCGCGAAGACGTGTTCGTAAAATAATCCCTTGTGAAGATGTCGAAGTAATCGCCGCGGACCGTACGAATTTGTTTTGTGAAGTCGTTGTCGAAAACTCGGTATACTCGGCGGCGGCGGTTATGGTCCCACTACCGAACGCGGTATACTCGGTTGTGTCGTCTGGCTTGTCGTATGAACACCACGTACGGTCCCATCCTCCAAAGTCGTACGATAAAGGAAACTCTTTTACGGCTGGCATCGATACGGTCGTAAACGTTCCAAGTTCGAAACAGTGTATACCATTATCTCGACTGTGTGTTCTCGTCTCGTAGTTGTGAAATAGTTGATTTACACCGCGCGCGTTACATCCGGCCAGTACACTTGGTCGCGATTGATTGTCGTCTATGTTGTAAATCTGGCTTGCGTCTATTTGGTTTGTTAGCGGATTCCCGCCAAGATAAAACCAGCTCGTCGCGTCGTCGCTTTGCAAGATAAAAAACTGTTCTTCCAATGTCACCGCATGAAATACCGCATAGATTCGACCAGTTTCGTTCGTCCACATAGAAAACTCGCCTTTCGTGAAATGTTTATTTACCAATGTCGACGCGATTAATAAGTCGGTGATTTCCGGCGGCGAAAATAACTTCGCTATATCCAATTGGATTGTAGCCGATTCTAGTTCCACGATTTCGGCTTGTCCTGTTGCCGAAATATAACCCACAAAGAAAGAGTTGTTCTTCACGATTAAATCGGGTCGAAAATATGCGAATGTTCCACCGTTATTGGCGACATGTACGAAAGAACATCCATTATCGGTCGAAACGTACTGTAATACTAGGTCCGTCGAAGCCGGTGTCGTGTTGTGAGCGACCGCCGCGATAATCAATAAAATCTCTCCTCTCGACTCGGCGATTCGTATTCGTTGGATGGAATCGAAACCAGTGTTACCAGTTCCGAAAGACCCGGTTAAATCGATGTCCGCTGGTAAACATGTTTTCGACTGTACATACCATGTCGCGCCGTTGTCGTAGCTTCGCGCCGATTGTAGATTCGCGGCGTCGTTGTTTGCTTCCATATACACAGCAAGTATCGAACCGTCCGAAAGTCTGCACAAACCACCGTATAACGTTGGCGTACTGGTCGAAGATTGCGTAAATATGGTCGTCGTTGTTAGGCTTCCGACTTGATTTCGTTTAGATACTTTTATTCGTCTCTCTTGGCTGATTGCGGCTTCTTTAAACTGATACAAGATTACCGAAGAGCCATCGTCGTTACCGATTGAGTCCAGTAATACATTTTCGTTTAATGTTGCGGTGGTTCCACTGATTATCGAATCCCAGCGCGCGATAGCGTTCGGCGCGTCGTATCCGTAAAAGTCTGTCTCGTCGTCTTCGCGCCATACGAACGCCGCGCGGCCTATGTGTCCGGCTCTTTGTGTCTGTACTCGTATTGTATCGGTCGTGTCGTGGCTTCCGGTGCTGGTCAAACCTAAATCATAATCTCCACCGGGTTTCGGTTGTGCTGGTTGTGTATTGGCGTTCGTATATGTCGATTCACTGGACCATATATTTGACGAGTCCATGTTGTGTGGTAATAAAAACCCGCGTAGATTGTCTGGCGTTTTGTTGGTTCCCATGGTTACGGCTCCAATGATGATGATAAATGATAATGATGATGATAAATGATGATAACTTCTAATACCGACTTCGTCTGGTTGGCTTCATTTTCGAAAATGACGAGTTCGGATTTCGAAGAGCTGATCGATTGTACCGGTCAAGATGTTTAAATGGAGACATAACGATAACGTCTGGTCCTCCACTTTTCCCATTTTGAAGACGATTTATTCCATCTTCGCCCAGGCGTCTAGTGGTGGCGCGGTCTAAAACTGCTTCACCGGATAAAAGAGTACGATTTTGTTCATCCGGTGCAAGTGGTTGTACAATACCACCCATGTGTAACGGTGGTTTCTGTGCGGCTACGATTCCAAGTTGGACCGCACCGCTCGCCACGATTGCTGGTATCGCGGCCGGTGCGAATGGTCCGTACTGAGCTGGGGCGGCGGCGACCGCTTGCGCCGTACTCATTACAATATCAGCGACGGCGGCGGCTTGGTTCGCACGAAACAAGACATTGATTAAATCTTTGTTTTTGTTTCCGGTCTCCTGTGCCAGTTGTAGTCCGTACGCGAAGACATCCGTAACCGCTCTAAGTCTTGTTTCTTGTAGTGCGATAAACTGATCGGCGAGCTCTTTATCTGCCTTCGCTTTCTTTTTGTCTGCCTTCTCTTGTTCTTTCTGTTCGTCTTCGCGTAACTTCTTTCGAAGCTCTGCGACTTCGTGTAAACGTTGCTTCTCGACTTCGCTTTGTTCTTCCATTAATTTGGCGGTCGCCTTCGCGGCTTCCATATCTAATTCAGCGAGTTTGGCTTTATCTTTTTGTGTTCGTGCTATCTCTTCGGCGGCTTCGAATTGTTCGTATAATAAATCTATTTCCGCTTGTATTTCTTCTTTTCGCTTTTGTGCGTTCGCGTTGATCTGCTCTTCGTCTGCGAGTCGTGAAATACGTAAAGAATCGATACGACCTTGTGTGGCTTCGAACGTCTTTGTACTTGCGTTTATTGCGTCTTGTAAATCCTTTTGTCGTTGTAGTGCGGCTTCTCTAGCCTTCGCGATTTGCTCTTGTCTCTTCTCTTCTTCGCGTTGCTCTTTGGCGTATTCCTCTTGTAGTCGTAAAAGTTCTTCGCGTGTCTCCAATGTCTGTTTATTGGTGGTTTCGATTTTTGTTCGAAATCCGGCTTCTCTTGCGAGTTGCTCGTTTAACTCGGTTTGTAAAGCTCGCATTTGTGCACCGAAACCAGCGCTCGTCGAAGCCATACCGTTATTAACTTCGCGAAGTTTCGACGAGTTCATAAGTAACCGAAGTTGTTCTTTTTCTTCGTCTGTGAGACTTGAATACGACGATTCGGCTTTCTTTGCGAGCTCTATGTTTTTCTCTTGTGCCGATATAATCTCGTCTTGTTTCTCTAGTTGTTTCGCGAGCTGGTCCCCGGCGGCGTCTCTTGCCTTCAAGATTTCCGCGTCTAGTTCTGAAATCTGACCGGTAAAGACTTCTAGTTCCAACGTCGCTTCGCGATGTGCCGATACGACTTCGTTCGCGATGTCTCGTTGTTTCGATAACTTTTCGTTGAGTTGTTCCGCGGCTTTCGCAAGGTCCTTTTGTCTTTGCTCGGCTTCTCGACTTGCGCTGGTCAAGATGTGATAGCCGGCGGCGAGTGCGGCGACACTTGCGACGAGTGCCAAGACAAGTGGATTACCAGTGGCCATGGACCGCGATAACGCGCGAAAACCTTGTCCGACTGTACCGACTGTCATCGCGAGACCGGCGAGCTCTGGCGATACTTCCCCGACAACATCTTCCAACGAACCGAACGCCGCGCCCATTTCGCGAGATTGTGTTCGTAGATTCTTTGCGCTTCGTGCGGCTTGGTTGTTCGCCTTGGTTACTTGTGCCATTGCCCGCTTGTTTACTTGTGCGGTCTTCTTCGCGGCGGCTTGTGCTTGTTTGAGCTCCTTTTGTAAAGCCTTCGTCATTGCCTTGGCTTCTTCTTTTGTCATCCCCGGGATTTTCGATAACTGCTTTTGGAGACTTTTCAAATCGGCTGTCATGCTGATTTCGATTGTCTTGTTCACGTCTGCCATGTGGTCTCCTATCTTGTCTTTAAGATTTCATTCGCCATCGATTCGGCGATTTTGTCCGTAATCTTTCTGGCTGGTTGCCATAATAACTCGTTCGATATACGTGTACCGTACGACATGTCGGTATCGCTATTCTTTCCGACTTTAATCGCCCAGGCGTACGGCGCGTCGTTATTTAAGGTTGCGACGAGTTCAAATTTCTGGTTTACACGTATCCCCATTCGTAACTTTCCTCGCGAATCTTGCGACTTTGGAGACTTGCGAAAGCTGTTATCGGCGTTAAACTTGCCGGCTATGTCCATCTTTTCGATAATCACGCGCGCCGCGTCCGGTGTGTACTTTCCAGTATTGACCATCGCGGCGAATGTTCGTTCTTTCACTTGTGCCACCGTTTCTGGCTTGGCTCCACGTACCAACCACTTCGCGCGCGCGTTGTCTAATATCTTTTCGAACTCGTCTTGTATGAGCTTCTTTGTCTTCGGTGCGGCTAGGTCTAAAAGTTTATCGACGTAATCGAATCCACTACCACGAAGTAACATCGAAATCTCATCGCCTTTAACTGATATTTTTCTCGCCATATCTCTTCCGGTGGTTCTCTTGTGCGCGCCTGATCTTTTTTACATTATACCTCTTTAATCTGTCCTTTGTATCTTTGGACGTTTCGTTCGATATTTGATGGTATGCGATTAACTCGACTTTCGTTTCGGCGGGTAGACTTGCGAACCAATCCGGGTCCTTGTTCCACTCTTTACATATATCAAGCTCTAACCGCCTAAGTCCGCCGGCGGTGTGTCCGACAAAAAATCGGCTTTGTCGTCGACATCCTCCGTACGTGGCAATTGTTCCGACATGTACTGTAATACACGCGTACCGTTTTGGAGTATCGAACCGGTGTCGATTCCGTTCTCTAACATTGTATTTAAACAGATATGTCCATACTCGCTTGGTTTATGTACTGACGGTCGATACTTGGGTAATCGTTCGTTCGCGATTGCTCCAATTGCGCCACTGCATATCCGCGCGAGCTGGGCCATATCGTCTCCACAATTTGTCCACGATATAACAAATTCAAAACAGGTGGCCATGTTTGGCGGGGAAGTTTTTACGCTTCCCCATTTACCGAGTTTTATTACGTCCATGTCTAGTCCTCACAGATGATAATGATAATGATGATGATAAATGATGATAAACTTTATGCCGGTCCGGTATAAGTTACACCACCGTAACAAGTAAAGTTTATCGCCAATGTACTTGGGTCGCCTTCTGTAAATACGACATTACAAATACATTTCGAAAGTGTCGCGACGTGGTCCGCGTCGTCTCCATTGTCGGTTCCTTCTGCTGTATATTCGATGTCGATACAGTATTCTTCGATACGTGGTGTTCCGGTTGCACCGGTGGAAATGTTCGAAGAGTAGTTACCGGTTTTGTTTACGAAATCCATTACGTTTCCAGCTTGCGCGCTGTCTGTAAACTCTCGCATAAAAATTGTAAATGAGCCGGTCGCGGTCGGTTCTTCGTCGCCTTTTCGAACATTTGTAATCGCGTGTCGGTCTCTGATTACGACTTCGGCGGCCTTTGTTGGTGTAAAGTTAAAATCTCCACTTTCGAACGCGACTTCCAATGTAACTGGGGTTCCGGTTGCATCTTTCAAGACGATTTTACCATCGCGGCGCATTTTGGGTACAACACTGTAACTCATGGTTTCTCCTTATGGTGTGTGTATTACTGTAAAGGTTAGTTCGACGAGAACATATTCTAGACTTTGGGCGAATGTTCGCGTCGATTGATTATATCTTATTTCGATTCCAGGCGTCGAAGCATAAGAACCGAGCAAGGTTTCGATAACTTCGACTTCTTTATCTAGTGCGTTATTGTAATCTGTTGATATGCTATGCGGTCGAATCCGATACGCGAAGATTACAGAAACGTTCGAAGACATGTATACGCGTGTCGGTACTCTTTGTCGTTCGTCCATCGATTGTGTTGAACCAATAGAGACCGCGAACGCAAGATGTGCGAGTGTGTTTTGTGACCGGTCGAAGAGCTCCACCGGAAATGGAGACATTCGAAAACCTGTCATACCATCCACTTTCGCGATTATTGCATTTCTGACACCGGATAAATTCATCGTCTTTTTAGGAATCGGTTAGGACCGGGCGCGGTCAAGTAAATAACAGGTCGACCGCGTGTTCTTTTGTTCGGTTCGTCTGCTCTTCCTTCGTGATTTTCATCGTAAACGAAATTAATTGCGTCATACTCTGCGTTGTAGTGCGATAGGTGGGCGTTCGCCAAGTCGAGAAAACGCGCGTTACCAGCTTGTCCAAGTGAGCTGTGAAAATCACGAAAGATTTTATAGAGTGTCAGGTGTAACAAAGTATCGTGGAACGATTCTGGCGTTAATACAAGATACTCGTATCCCATTCCAGTACGACGAACGCGTCGAAGAATCTCGTACCACGAAGAATCGATATACGTTTGGTACGAAGATAGACTCGCCGGGCGTAGGTTTCCAAGGTCGCTGTATTCGGTCTCTAAATCTGTATCGGATACCGTCGGATATAGTCGACGCAATACAAGAGCAACCGAACGACGAAATACATAATCTTCGCCACTGATCGTGGCTGTCCAGCTTTGTACATATCCCTCGCCTAGATTTATATTATCTGGGAAATGATTAGATGGATGTGTATATTGTAACGTACCGTCGCCAAGTACGGTGGCGGTCGCGTCCTGTACGACTCCGACACCGTCTGGACGTATTAAAGTATACTTCGCGGCGGTCGGTATAATCTGCGCGCCGTCTCTGTATATTTCAAGGCGTGTAGTATTCGATACATTTCGTTCTAATAGTTCGATGTATCGAATACGTGGTGCGTACGGTGTGGAGTCGGTCGACATGATTTATTATGCCTTAATCATTACATGCCAATCTGAACCAGCACATACGAAAAGTGCGCTTTGTCCGACTGTCAAATATGTAATTGTTGCGGTGGCGTCGTTTCTGATTTCCAATTGGTGTCCGGAATCTGCATGGCATTTAATCCACTGATACGAACCGTCTTTTTCTGGTGCGAGTGTCACGATAACCGAGCTTCCAGCCTGATTGTCGTAAATCAAAAATGATTCGCTTGATTCATTTAATACTTTTGCGCCTGAAAGTTCTTCTTTTTTGACACCACCACGAAAAAGGGGGCGGTTGTCGAATACATATCCGTTATCTGATGCGTATGCCATGTTAATTTCTCCGTTGGTTTTTGCGGTTGTCGGCCTGTGTTAAATGTTTTGCGAGCTCACGTTTCGCGGTGTCCATCGTTACTGGTCGACCGGTCTTTTCGCTGTGCTCTTTGATTCTTTTCGCGACGCGGTTAAAAGCGTCTCTATCGTTACGATTCATAATACTTTATCCCTTCTTTTTTTACCGCTTCGGTCGCTTTCTGCATGTCTGCGAGCTTCTGTTCGGCGGCGGTTTGTTCTTTCATCGCTTGTGGTATATGCGGCTTCGAAGAGTGCATGGTAATAATTTCTTGTTGTTTCATTATGAGACCGGCGATTACTTGTTCGTGTGGGGGTTTAATCGCTCCGTCTGCGACCAGCTCGCGTCGAAACTCAGCGAATCCGGCGTCGTCTCCACTCATGAAGACACGACCGCCAAGGTTTTCGATTTTCGTCCACTTGTTTACGGTCAAGTCTCCACCGATAGCGGGGTATATTCGAAGATAATCGTATCGCTCTGGGTCGATAATCGTACATCCGTTGTCGGTTACTTGTAATCGTGCAAGTCGAGTATCTGGATTATCCTCGGTTCCCGAAATACCGTTTACGCCTGGCTTTAGTACGAGTCGAGAAAACTTTGGTAACCAAATTGGTTTCTTGTCTTTCTTCTTCCCGTCCTGTACATATTCCAGCGACCACGATGTCGGATGGTGTATGTATCTCCAAGATGAGTTCGCTTGTTTCGGTATTCGTTTGGTTACGCTTGTCTTGGATGCTTGCCAAGGTTGCGAAATGTTGTCGTATGACATGTTAAAATCCTAGTGCCTGATGTTAAAGAGTGACATAACCGGCGATAACAGGCGACTAGATAAACTACCGCCGATTATGCCACAAAGAATACGGTTCTAGTCTACCGCAAGAAGTCGTACAATTCGGTTTTGGTCTAAAATAGACACCGAGAGGTAACAATGCCCAATAACACTTGTAATTGCTGTTGTTGCCTCACGCTGTAGCTCCACGACTAATTTATCCATTTCCATGGTTTCTGGTGCTCCGAGAATCTGTGGTACACCGTCCGCGTATCCGAGCGCGCCACTATCGGCCATGAAGTTTTCGTAGTCTGTTCCATCGCTATCGATGTGAGAAGAGCGATATACGTCTACGCCGAAAAGTTTTCCAACGTATCCAAGTCCCTTGGCCGCAATCATTTCCTCGGTCGCCATCATTTGAGAAATAATGTTGTTCTGTTCTGACCTAAGTGATGCTTGTAGCTCGGTTAAGCTTTTTGGATGCAAAACGCTATAGAATGGACCGGGGGCGCCGATTTCGCTGTCTGCTCGTTCCAAGTCGTAAATACCTTCGAAGAAAGTAGATACGGACATTGTCGCGCCACTGGTGCTGGTTCCGGCGGTCGCCGCCGCTCCCGCCGCGCCTGTGAGCTCCGCGAAGAGTTTGTCGTATGAACCGGCCATAGATGCCGCCAATGCGAAGGGGTCCGGCTCAAAACGTGCGTTTGTTGCTGTGAGGTTCAATAGGTCCGAAATGTCGTAACGTAGTGAATAACGAGACGGTGTTACGGTTACTGAATCGTCTGTAATGCTTGTGTCGGACACTGCTTGTACTTCGGTACGACTAGCGAACGAGTCTCGCCCCCCCAAACCGATTTTTCGAACTTTAATCGCTGATGTTCCTAGGCCATTTATGGAACCTATGTACTGAATAAGACCAGTGTTTCGAAGGTTTGCGGTATCTTTTAAGAGTAGGTTAATTTCTGCGCTGACCATTGAGGCCATACGAACGTCTGACATAGACGAATAAGTATTTGTTGCCATGATTTTTTCTCGTGGGGTCTAAAGGTTATTCTTTTTCCGGGGGTGTTCTGCTGTTACCGGTGCGACCGTCCCCACTGAGAGCGAATGTTTATAGCTCGTTTTCAGTATACACGTTTATTCGGTTACGTGCAACAATGATAATGATGATGATAAATGATGATAAATGATGATAAAAATTACTTTCTGCGATTCCCTTTTCGAAGATTCGTTCGCGCCGATACCACGCGAAGATTTTTTCGACCGTTGGTTCCACCTTTCGAAAGTGGTTTTATATGGTCGACGTGTTTACCGTCTCCCTTTTTTACGAGTCCAGCTTTCGCCATTCGTCGACGAGCTGTGTTTCGCATCGCGCGGCGTTTTTTGTCGATTGGGTCCGCGTGGTATTTCTTGTATATCTCTTTGTAATTTTTTTTCTTTGTTGCCATTGTCTATCCGAGGAAATAAAAAGGCCGGCCATTACTGACCGGCCACAAACAGTACGGTTGGAGAGTGTCTATTTAAGTTGGAAATACTTTACAACGACTTTATCTGATGCCGCTGGTGCGGTTCCGAAAACGATTGTACAAGAATTAGAAGTAATCGAAGATGTGTATTCGTCGACTCCACTTGGATTCGATGCGACGCGGTCCAAGAATAGACCGTTACGAAATACGAATACGTCGTCGAAGTTATCTGGAACCGAGTTCGAAAGAGTGAACGAAGTATCGTTACCGTTTGTCGTCAATGTTTCGCGTGTTGGTTCGAAGTTAATCTTAGCCGCTGTGATTTGATTTGCTCCAACCATCGCGGTTTCGATTCCGTTGGTATCGACCTTCAATCCACTGTCGTTCGCAAGTCCACCACCGCTCGCAAGTTGAACCGCACTACCGGCGACTTTTGCCGAGCTGGTAATCTGGTTGAGCTTTGAATCGGGGATAGAACCGGCGAGCATTGCCGCGCTAACGCCACTGGCTGAAATTTGAAGACCTGAGTTATCGGATAGTCCACCGCTCGCGGCGAGTTGGACCGCGCTACCAGATACTTTGTCGGCGGTGCTGATTGTGGAAAGTTTGGAATCTGGAATAGAGCCGGCGAGTTTTGCGCTTGTCACTTGAGAATCGCCAATCATCGCGGTTTCGATTCCGTTGGTATCCACTTTCAATCCGCTGTCGTCTGCAAGTCCACCACCGGTCGCAAGTTGGACCGCACTACCGGCGACTTTGTCCGCGGTTGCGATTTGGTTGAGCTTGGAATCTGGAATAGAACCGGCTAGCATTGCCGCGCTAACTCCAAGGTCGGAAATTTTCAGACCGGATAGATTTTCAAGTCCTCCACTACCGTTGAGTTGTACCGCACTACCGGAAACTTTGTTCGCGCTAGTGATTGTAGAAAGTTTGGAATCTCCAATACCGCCCGCGAGCTTATCGGCTGAAATGGACCCGGCGAGTTTTGCGTTACTGATTCCGAGGTCTTTTACGCGTAGTGAATCAAGAGAGATTTCGATAGATGAATCGTCGACGTTTACAGAAAGAGTATCACCGGATTTGGCGAGACCGTCGCCGGCTGTAACTTGTCCGAGTCCAGAGAATCGAACGTATGTAACTGCGTCGGTATCTAGGGTCGAAATCGTTGAAGTCTGTACGAACGCTTGGTCGGCGTATGTATCGCCGTCGGTTACGAAGATTGCCATTCCGTTCAGCTCTTCTGCGCTGTCACAATCTGTGGCGCGTGTCATCGCACTAGATGAGCCGTTGTAAATCCAAACTCCGTTCTCGTCGTCCGCGTCCTGAGCTCTAATCAAAATACGAGCTCCACTAGAAACAGTATGGTTATCGAACGCCGATACGCCGGGATTCGAAAGAGTTACGTTTCCAGTCGAAGCGGCTTCGGCCGGCTCCTTCCAAAAAACACCACTTCCTACGATGCCGTCGACGTATGATTTAATCGCTACGTCTGCGTCATTGCTCGGTGTTGGTGCGCGAAGCTGTCCCGTAAAAACAAAGTTATCGGATAGGTCTAATTTTGCGGCTTCGATTGCCGCGTCTGCGATTTGTGAAGTGTCTACCGCTCCACTTTTGATTTGGTTACCGGCGATTTGGATGGCCATGGTATCTCCTAATTGTTTGGTGTGTAATCAATTGATAAGTAGTCGCCTGTAATCGTTGTAAAAGTGAGAGTAAAAGTCGTCGAAGTGGTTTCGGTAAACGTTTCGTCTTCGATTTGTCGTACTCCGTTGTAATATACACGCAACGAACCGGTTTTGTACTCTTCTTGTACGGTAAATGTCGTTCGTGTTCCGTTGATCTGCGAAGTCAGGTTTTCTTTTTTCACTTCTTCCGCTCCTGTTGATACTGTATAGATAAATCCCGCCATCGTCAATCCATATAATGTGGTCTATTCTTCTAACTGTATGTGTACGTTCCCGGTTCCGGTCTTCGCCGAAATAAAAATATTTCGCCTTTGTAAACCGACACCGATTCGAATCGGTAACAAGTTATTGGACGGAATAAACACGCGGTCCGCGGGGACCGCTCCACCGTCGCTGGCTCCGTTCTGACTTACATATACGGTCAATGTTTCCGAACCGATGGTTATGATTCTCGCTTCGCTTGGTAACTGTATCTCGGTCGTCGTCGTGTCGACTGCAATCGTTTTGTAATACGGAAACTCGTTTACCCCTTTAAGATTTTCCGCCATGACTATTTCTCTCTTCTTCGCGACATCCACGCCTTTTTAATCTGTTCGCGATTCTGTGCGTAAAACTCGGCGTCCTGTAAACCGCGGTCGATAAGGTTCGATGGTTCTGGCGAAGGTCGTACGCCGTTGTTTGTTTGTGGAGCTGGTCGCCGTTCGACCTGTTCCAGTTGTGCGAGTTGGTTTTGTGTCGACGTATCGACGTCCATATCGTCTGGAGTGTCCACCGCTTCTGGTCGTAGGTTTTGGAGGTGTGGACGTAGGACCGTGGGCGCGGTCGTTGGGTCTTCCACGATTGAGTCCAACCATTCGCCAAGGTTTACGACTTCGCTTTTCTTCTTTCCGGCTTGCGACTTTTCGTAACTCCACTCTATCGCGTCCACGATGTCTGGGTCGACGAGTCCATGTTTCGACATGCTTTGGAATCTCGTATACTTTTGTTCGCTTTTCGTGAGCTGTTGTTTCATCTGTTCGATTTGTTGTGTCAGTAAATCGATTGTCGAATCGCTCTTCGATGCCTTTTCTAGTCTGCTTTGTAAATCTTTGTTCGCTAGTTCGGCTTCGTTCGCGCGGCTGGCGACTTTGTCGACGCGTTGTTTTATGATGTTCTCGACTTCGGATTTTTTGACGTATTCGACGCCGTCGATTTCTTTGGTTTCCATGGTGGCTAGTCTCCTTTATGGGGTGAATGATAATGATGATGATAAATGATGATAAATGATGATAACTCGTATTACATGAGTTCGGCGCGTTCTCGCTTGATTTTAAGAAGCATTTCGCGCGCTGTGTTTTCGTCGATTCCAGGATTTAAAATAATCATCGCGTCGATTGGTGAAATCAAACCGGCGGCGAGTTTCGCCAAAACATCTTCGCGAGTTGCTTTTATTTCTTCCGGTGATTGTGGGACCTGTGCGTATTGGATTCGATAATCGTTTTCTGGTAAACTCGTGCCCAGGAACCGATTACATAACGCCGCGGATTTTGCGAGTAAACGTTCGTCGTAGTAACTTTGCAAGGGTGCGTATCTTGCGCTCGCTTGTCTTTGTCCGTCTCTAGAAACTGACAACGAAAAACCCGACCGTATATCGGCGGTTTGTTTCAATACCGAAGACGAAAGACCAGCGGCGGTGGCGACTTTGTATTCGTATTGTGCTATCGTTTCGAACATTTTTACAGGGTCCGCGCCCGGTTCGAACTGTCCGACCAGCGGTTGACCGGTGTTTTCGGGGTCACTGTAAAACATGAGTATCGAAGAAGGGTCGGTCGCAATCGCCGCGCGCCGCGAAGATAAATCGCCGTTCTCGACTCCAAGACCAGAAATATTTAGCCCGGCGACATAGCGTTGAGGGTACGAACAATCGCGTATTAAGTGGATTGCCCAGCTCGTCAAACAAGACGATACTAAAGAGCCGTAACATGTCTGGCTATTTCGAAACGTATTCCAAAGTAAACCGGTCTTTTGTGCGTGGTATAGTTCCAAGGGAAGGAACGGTCGACCATCTGCGTATCGATATGGGTAATCCGCGCCGCGGTGCGTAGGATGTCCCATAAATTTCTCGGATACATCCGCGCCTAGTGTGCCGTCGTGGTGTACAATGTACATCCCGAAAACCGGTTCGTCTGGATTTCGAATGTCCAGTACATCGGCCACGTACACTGGTTCGTCGTTTTCTGGGTCGATACGTAATCGAATCTCGCGATAATAAACCGGCTCGTCTGGATTGTCTGGACTCGACTCGCAATATACATAATCAGGCGTAACGATTCGATAGTTAAGGCCGGGTTTGTGTGTTGGTTGTCCGATTTTGTGTGGTGCGACGTCGATTCGTACGAATGCCTCGTTGATTGCGAGTATGAATTGTTGAGCCTGTTGCATGAGTGGAAATAAACCGGCGTTCGTAACATATCCATCGGACCCGGTGAGCTCCGATATATCTTCGCTATGGTGTACGGTCGGCGCGGTGTTGTATAGTACTGCGAGTTGTCGCGAAATCTGTTCTAGTACATTCGAAGACATATCGACCGGTCCCAGTGCCATGTATCGGTCCGCGCTAAAATGTCGTAACATTTCTTCCTCTAAATCGTCCTCGTACGTTCCCATTATGAGACGACGTCGTAACGCTTGGTGTTCGGCGCGGCGTTGTTCCTCGGCGTTTGGCATTTGTGGAAATGGTGGTGGATTCTTCATGTCTGCTACCTTTGAATTTGGATACTGTGTGGTCTGCTTACTCTTCGGTCGATACAAGACGATACACAATAGCGCATACTATCTATCGCATGTCCATGTGGATCAGTCGAACGCGAAGAGCTGGACCGTTTCATAGTCCAGTTTTTAATAGATATAATCAGTTGTTTACAATTTGGATGTATAAAGAAATGTTTTCGACTCATAATAGCATGAATTAACGACGCTGTATAGTATACACTATGTCGCCATTTTACCGGCCGTCGAATCGTGAATGGTAGATTTCGCGGCGGGTATCCTAGTAACGCTTCGAAAGCTCGCATTAAAAGAATGTTCGACATTTTAAAACCGTCTCGACTTCGTGTGGCGTGGTGTGTTCCATCGCCTGTCCAGTGTTGGACCTGTTCTGGTCGTAGTCCGTTACGTTTACACATTTCGATAATCGCGCGCGCGTGTGTTTCCGGTGGTGCTTGTCCTGACACGTACTCGTCTAACATGTAAATACGCGGGTTTACTGGTTCCCTCATATCGATACAAGCCAATGTCGCGACTTGGCTATTTGGCGAAGAGCCGTGGTCGATACCGATACAGAATTCATATTTTCCACCGGGCGCGACCGGGTGCGACGAAATCATACTCGGGTCGAAGTTGTCAAAAATAACCCCTTCGGCGGCGACATCCAACGAAGCATTAACCCGCTGTTCGCGGTCTATCGGTAAAAACGCTTCGACCATCGAATCGATTTGGTCTTGTGACATGAGCGGGCGACATCCAATCGGCGTGGTATTCGCTACGTTTAACGGCGCGCGGTGTACTGATATTTTGTCCTCTTCAATCATCTTTTTAAGATACGATATATCGACGTTTCCAACCGGTGTTAAACTCATGGCCACGATTCCTCGTGTACCATTCGGACCACCGCGCGTGGTTCTTGCTATACAGCTATTTAGGGTCTCGCTATTGACCGGTTCATCCACCACTATGACTCCACACGTACCAGATTCCAATCCTATACCTTGCGACGCCGTTTTTATGCGGATAATCGCGCCGCCGTACTCCTCTTTAAAACGGACTATTGGAGCGAGACCACGAAAACCAGTACCGGCGCGAAACTCGCAATCGTCTGCGAGTGCGTATTTTGGGCACAAGTCGTATAACTTCTGTTGAATGATTCGGCTTTGTTCGTGCGAATAGCATATAAGCCACGATTCGCGCGTAACTCCTTTTATCGTTGGATGTCTTCCGAGTGCATGCATTAGTAATAATGCCGCGCTTGCCCAGGTCTTACCCACTTGATTACCGCCAAGTAGTATTTTTAACTTCGACGTGTCTTCGATAAAGTTTTTTTGTGGCAAGGTAGGACGGAAATAAACAAGCGGGTCGACGTTCGCTCGTTTTTTCAATGTCTGTACCTTTCTAGCCATAGCCGCCAATTTCATTCGGTTATTTCCTCTTCCAGAAAGTTTCGAAACACTTTTCGACGTCGGTTTGTTTCGAACAATAGTCGAACAAAGAGACCGTATTCGCAAGATTCTGTATTTCTTCGCACGATTCGCCGGTCTTGGAATCGATACCGCGCGAATATACAAGACATGTCAGCTCGCGACATAAAAGTCGATTCTCGGTTGTGTCCACGTTTTCTGGTGTACATAACTTCTCGACTATATCAAGGTCGGTTAGCTGTTTAATAACTTCCTGTTGTACTTGACTGGTCTTGTCTTCGATAATGATTGGTTCTTTTTTGTCCAGCTTCGTACCAATAACGGTGGAACCTACCCCAACGAGTAAACCAACCAATAACGCGATACCGATTTCCATCTTGTCTCCTTTCATCGTTTGAATATTTTTATGTTCGGTGATTCTAAGCCGGCGATTTCGTCGACGAGTCGTTGTTTTAAAACCGGCGGTAAAATCGAAACCATGGTCGATATTTCTCCGAGTATCTGTTCGTCTGTCAGGTCTTCGAACGTGTTGTCGTCTTCGGTTGATATTTGTCTGATCTGCACAAGTACCGATAAAAGCTGGCGTTGTAATGCGCTGTACGCTTGCCACGATTCCGCGCTTTCTGCTTTCTTGATGGCGATTCGTAGTTCGGCGGCTTGGCGGTTCATGATTTCAATGGGCGTGGTGGCGATTACTTCTTCTTTCGGCTTTTCTGTAATCTGATCGGACCGTAAATGTTGCGAATCTCGTTTGTAGTTGTGTCGACGTTCCAATAAATACGCGGCGGCTTTCCAGTCTCCATCCGAGCTGGCGAGATTTATCGTACGAAGAGATTTTAACGCGGCGGTCGCTTCTGCCTTTTTAACTGAGTTCAGAAAGTCCGAGAAATTACCGCTCTTCTCTTCCTCGCCACGTTTCATCCATGCGAATAATGTTGACTTGGATATGCCGGCGTTTTCGGCGGCGATTTCGTATGTCGCTCCAATTTCTATCGCTTCGATAATCGCTTCTTTTCGTGCTTTGTTTAGCTTCGTTCGTCTTCCTAGCTTTGTCATTTGTTCCTTTTTGGGTTTCTAGTCTTGTTTTTTCTGAAAAAAATTTGGAGTTTTTCTAAAATGTCGCGGTGCGGCTAGAG